TAAAATGATGGGAGGTGTGCGACTTGGCAAATTTAAAAGGAAAAGTGAAAAAGTTACAAACTGCGATTGTACAGTGCGGATTGATCATAAAAATAAACCAAAATCAATTTTATAGCGACGACCAGAAGCGCATGATCACAATTTACAGAATCCTCACACCAGTGTGCACCTTTAAGAAAAATAGACAAGAATGGAAAACAGAAGATTATGAGATTCTTAAAACGGCATCTATCCCGGAAGTAATATTCTGTTTGATTGATATTTATAAGGCGGTGAGCGGATGAAGGGAGAACTCACACCGAAATGGAAGGCATTTGCAGACGAGTGGATAAAAAATGGTGGGAATGCCACACAGGCATACATAAGCGCTGGCTATAGTGAGAATGGAGCAAATAGAAGCGCACAAAAACTACTGTCAAAAACTGTCATTACAGAATATATAGCGGAAAAAATGGAGCAAATTGAGAAAGAACAGCACCGGGATATCATGTCGCTAGCGGAAATCCAAGAGCGCAGAAGTAAAATCGCAAAGGGCGAAGTTGTGGACGGTCTCGGATTCTCCCCGGATTTCTCGGATCAGCTTAAGGCTATGGATGGTTTGGAAAAAGCACTGACCATAGCAGAAAAGCAGAAGATCGAGCGAGAGGAAAAGGAAAAACGCGAGAAGGCAGCACTCTGGACGATCCCGATCACAGACATCACATCCGACTTTGTGGAGATTTACAGGACAGTACACGAAGCCTTTGCCGGAGAGATAGACGTTCATGAAATCATATCCAAGGGCGGTCGTGGTTCCATAAAATCGAACTTTTGGGGAGATTTGGCATACGAAACCATTCGGCAGGATCCCCAGGCGCATATCGTATACACCAGACGATATAAGGTTGACTTGCGCGGATCTGTTTACAATCAGTTTATGAAGGTGGTGATACGGTGTAATGATCTGGATAACTGGGACTTTAAGCAGTCTCCGATGTGTGCGGTGTATAAACCAACCGGGCAAATGGTCATGTTTGCCGGAGCAGATAAGCCGATCAGTTTGAAATCGTTCAACGTACCTTTTGGCTATGTAAAGCTTTTAATTCATGAAGAGTGCGACGAGATGGCAGGTGTGGAGCAGATGGATAACATTGAAGATACTTTCCTGCGAGCAGATACACCTGCACTTGACATAAAAATCTTCAATCCTCCGAAGTCAAAAAATAACTTTATGAATGAGTACACTGAAGAGTGTAAAAATAAGCCACAGACACGGATTTGCCACAGTTATTATTATAATGTCCCGGTAAAATGGCTTGGAAAGCGATTCTTCGAGCGTGCGGAATGGTTCAGGATTCATAAACCATTATATTATAAAAATAATTATCTCGGAGAAGTCACTGGAACGGGAGGCGGAATCTTTGATAATTTAGAAATACGAAAAATATCGGATGAAGAGTTAATGACATTCGATACAGTAAACCACGGCTTGGACTTCGGATATACTCACCCACAGGTTTTTAGCCAAAACTATTACGATTACGAGACGGATACTCTTTATATTTTTGGAGAAGTGTATTCTAAAAAATGTAAAAATTCTACCTTTGCCAGAAAGATAAAGAAGTTTATGAATGTAGAAATTATATGCGATTCTGCCAGACCGGACGGAATAGCAGAAATGCAGGACTGGGGATTCAATGCGATCGGGGCAAAGAAAAGATGGGGAAGCGGAAAAGGCAGGGATTACTGCTGGGAGTGGTTGCAGCGATGTAATAAGATCGTGATTGATCCGGAGCGCTGCCCGAATACAGAAAAAGAGTTTGTAAAAGCAGAACATGAGCAGCTTCCAGATGGTTCATTTTCGGATGCATACCCGACCTTAGAAGAAGATACGATCATGGCAAACATTTATGCATTAAACAGGATTATCATGACCAGCCGAAGAAATGACGGTCTTTATGATGATGAGGAAGAAGAAGACAGCGACGATTATGAGGATTAAAAAATGAATTTTTTTGAAAAAATAAGGGAGACGATCATGAAGTTTTTTAGAACAGATGCTGAGAAAGAATTTAATGTCGAGTTTATCACTTCTCCGGAGATTGAAAACTCACAGCAGAGATGGAACGACATAATTAAGGGAAGCCCTTTCTGGGTGGATCCGAAAAACAATGACATCCGTACAATCAATTTTGCAAAATTTCTCTGCCAGTACACAGCAAAGAAATCTTGCATGGATTTATCAGTTAGCATAACAGGTTCAGAAAGAGCAGATTTTATTAATAAGTGCATCAGGGCAATGGTTGACACTTCTATCAGAGACAAAGTCGAAGATATGCTCGGAGTTGGTGGTATAATTTTAAAACCAAACGGTTCATTGAATCCAGACAACATGATAGATTATGTTATGCCGTGGGATTTCGCAATCACAGAAAAGACCAGCAACGGAGATATAAGAGGATGCATTTTTATTAATCGACTTTTAAAAGATAAAGTGTACTACTACCGGCTTGAATACCATCATTTCACGACCTCAAAAAATAAAGAGGGTGAAGAGATGAACGTGTACGAGATCCAGAACAAAGCGTTCAAGTCAAATAGCAGTAACTCACTTGGTAAAAAGATAGAACTGCATGACGTTCCAGAGTGGTCTTCAATCGATGAAGTTGTTCACATTATGAACGTAGAAAAGCCACTGTTCGCCTATTTGAAAACCCCATTCAACAATACGATCGACTACTCATCTCCTGAAGGTGTCTCGATTTTCTCAAATGCACTTATGGAGCTTAGAGATCTTGATATCGCCTGGAGTAAAAAGGGAAATGAGGTTGAGGATTCACAGCACATTACTTTCATTGATGAGAATGCGCTGACAAAACAGGGAAAAGGCGGCATCCGTGCCTCAACAGTAGAGCTTCCTCGGTTCGTTAAAGGATTGAAATTGGGGCTGGATTCAAAAAGTACGATTGATGAACATGTACCGACCATGCTCACTTCTGACAGAATCACAGACATTAACAGTGTTCTTTCTATGATCTCGACAAAATGCGGATTCTCACAAGGGCAGTTTATCCTTGACAGAAAATCTGGAAGATTGACAGCAACACAGGTTGAAAGTGACGATAATGAAACGGTAGAGACGATTAACGACATCCGGAAATGCATAAAGACAGCATTAAAAAATCTCATTTATGCAATCAATGTATTCTGCGACCTTTACGGAATCCCTGCCGGTTATGTGGATGCACTGGATGATGATGTACCGGACGAAGATATATTTTATTTTAAAGATTTGCTTGCAAGCTTCGAACAGGACAGATCAAGAGCATATAATTTAATGATTCAAGGTATTTATTCTAAGCGTAAATACCTTAAAGAATATGAGGGATTTAATGATGATGAAGTAGATGCCATGTTTGCAGAGAGAGCGCAGGAAGATGCGGAAAGGAACAGCGGTGGTCTATTTGGAGAGGAGTAAAATAATTCAAGGGATACCGAAACTTTCTATAAATGGTATTTTAAAAGGTGGATATATTATCCCGGAACCTGAACCGCCGGAGATGGTTCAGGTAAAGTTGCAGGAAAAGACTGTGATAGAGACGATTAAGTTTTATTTAGATAAGTAATAGAGAGGGATGCGTTAATATAAAATATAATAAAGTCATTGGAAGCTTTAATATTAAGCTTGATACAAAGCGAATGGATGAAAATTTGAGAAATGCTCAGAATGTCCTTGATGAACAGGTTGTAAATGACATGAGAAAATACACACCTATGCAGCAGGGCGACCTGAGAAATAAGACTCAGATAAAAGAACCCGGATTAATTACAGTAGACACACCGTATGCGCATTATCAGTATGTAGGGGAACTTTATTTGACGGCAGACGGTAGATCATGGGCGAATCGTGGAGAAAAGAAGTATCCGACAGGAACAGAATTAAAATATAACACACCGGGAACAGGTAAACGATGGTTTGAAACTGCAAAAAAAAATCACGGTAAGCAGTGGATAGATCTTGTTAAAAGAGAGGTTGGAAAAGGATAATGCTTAGACCGGATTATTTTTACGGAAAAACTGATAAACTGGTTGAAATGTACCAAGATCTTGAAGACTGGATTATATCAGATATTGCAATGCGATTAGTGAAAGCCGGGGAGCTGTCCGGAACAGCTGATCGAGAACTGTGGAAGCTCCAACAGATGGGATTGCATAATGCGGAAATCGTAAAAAGAATATCTGAAATATCTGGAAAATCGAGAAATGAGGTTCGCAGATTGTTAAGGGATAGTGTTATGACATCATTCTCAGATGATAAGGAAGTCTTAATGCAGATATCAGCATCAGATATTATATCTCCGCTAAAAAATAATATGGCAATTCTGGCAATGAATGCAGAGTTAATAAAGACATCCGGTGAACTTGATAATTTGACAAAGACAACCATTAACCAGACACAGAAAGACTTGCTCAACATGCTGAATGAGGTTGATTACAGAGTTGCATCTGGAATGCAGTCTTACAGCAGTGCAGTCTGCGAAGTTCTGGATAGATATGCGGAATCTGGTGTTATGGTAGAATACCCTACTGGAACGAAGCGTTCTCTTGAAGCGGCAGTGAGGTGTTGCATTGTCACATCTATGAATCAGACTGCGGCACAAGTGACGAACATTTATATTGCACAAAATAAAATAGAGTATGTTCTAGTATCAGCGCATCCAGGTGCCAGATATGATAAAAAGAATCCAACAGGTATTCCATCTCACGATCACTGGCAAGGCAAGGCATATAAAATAATTGGGAGCGAACCGGGATTTCCGAATCTTCTTGAAAGCACAGGTTATACCATAGACCCTAAAACCGGGACGGGAACTGTTGTAAATCTCTTAGGACTTCACGGATATAATTGCAGACATTCACATGGTCCGTGGCGAAAAGACATGGTAAATAAGTACCTTGATGAAAACGGAAATGTGAATATAAATGCAGATGAAAGTCAAAAACTTTATGATTTGCAGCAGAAGCAGAGATTACTTGAAAGAGAAATTCGTAAAACAAAGCGTGAAATTATGGCTAAGAAACAGGAACTTGATATGATTGCCGAAACAGATGTAAAAGAGATCTTGCAACCTCAATATGATAAACTGGCATATAAACTGCGAATGCAGAATAAAAGGCTTCAATTATTCTGTAAGAATAATGATCTTCAATTGCAAGGCGATAGAACGAAGGTTTCTGGATTTAGTAAAAAACAGTCTGCGATTGCAAATGGACGAGCAACGGCTTATAAAAATAAAATCGAAAAAAATGGTACAACGAAAGTGGAATAATATGTTATTATAATAACGTGTTAACCATACATACTTGGTTATCCACCTTTCTTTAATTAATGCAGTGGAACTCAAGCGAGATAACAACTCACCGTCATAGCCGGAAACTCCCCCAAATGAGGTAAAGCAAATGAAAAACATTGTTACGTGCTTTACCAAAGAAGAAAAAGAGCATATAAAAGAATTGTGTGATTTCACACCGACAGAAGAAACGCTCTTTGATTTACGAAAGAAAGAAAAGTCTCTGGAAGAATGTGCAGAAATTATGCATGTTTCGACTAAGACAGCCGGACGTATTAACGTAAAAATGCAACATAAAATTCTTAAGGTAACTGGACAACATTTCACATAACTTTCTCCTCATTAAAGGCATCCGTTAAGGGTGTCTTTTTTGTGTCCTTTTAATGGGGTTTTACTGGGGTGGTTCAATTGTGTTGTTAATAATAAAATGAAGATAGAAAGAGAGGTTTATTATGTACGAGTATCAGAGATATAACCAGTATTCTTATCCTCAATATCAACAGCCACAGCAGATTCAACAGCAATTCCCACAACAGATCATGCCGCAACAAGCTGGACTTTGTGGAAGAATGGTTAATTCTGTTGAGGAAGTCACAGCGAATGATGTTCCCATGAATGCACCATTTGCCATTTTCCCGAAAGCAGATGGATCAGAAGTTTATATAAAATCGTGGAGTGCTAATGGTCTTATTCAGACAGTGACATATAAACCGCAGTTAGACGGAAAGCAGAACGAATTACCGAAAGAAGACACGGCAACATTGTTTGCCCCGATAATGGAGCGATTAGACCAGATAGAAGCTAAAATAACTCAGTCCCAGAGGACTACCAGAGCAAAGAAAGAGAGCGATTCTGAATGAATTTAATGCAGATGATCCAGTGCGGTGGAAACCCTAAGATGATATTAAGTCAAATGATGAGCAACTCTCAATTTTCAAATAATCCGATCATGAAAAATACATTCGACATGATGAACCGTGGAGACAGTAAAGGGCTGGAACAGCTTGCCAGAAATTTGTGCAAAGAAAAAGGTCTTAACCCGGAAGAAATCATGAGCCAGTTTAAACATTGATACTATTCTTGCAAGATTATGTATAAATAAATTTTATTAGGAGGAACACATATGTTTAATTCATCTCCAAGTTTAGCGGACATTGCCGCCGTTACTGGTGGAAACCGTAATGATGGTGCATGGGGCGATGGTGGTTGGTGGGTTCTCATTATCCTCTTTGCCTTATTCGGTGGATGGGGCGGTTATGGATTCGGTGGTAATGGTGGTGGCGGTTATACCGCAACTGCGGCTACACAGGCTGATATCCAGAGAGGATTTGACAATTCAGCAGTCATGAGTAAACTTGATGGCATTACAAATGGTCTTTGTGATGGCTTTTATGCAGTAAACAACGGAATGCTGACAGGTTTTAACACCATTCAGCAGGCAATTAATGCGGACACAGTAGCAGGAATGCAGAATGCAAATGCTATTCAGTCTCAGCTTGCAAATTGTTGCTGCGAAACTCGTGAAGCTATCCAGGGTGTAAACTTCAACATGGCGCAGAACACTTGCGCATTACAGAACACCATGAACAACAACACGAGAGATATTATCGACAGCCAGAATGCCGGAACAAGAGCGATACTTGACTACTTATGCCAGGATAAGATCGCAACGTTGCAGGCAGAAAATAATGATTTGAGACTTGCAGCATCACAGGATAGACAGAACGCACTTCTGACTACCGCTATGACAGCACAGACAAATCATATTATCAACGCTGTTAATCCATCACCAATCCCAGCATACCAGGTGCCAAACCCGAACACATACATTCCGTATGGATGCGGTTGTAACAATGGATGCGGATGTTAATTACAACTGAATAATTAAAGTATCTTAATCGACAAGATTATGTCTGCATAGCAGTATTACTTAAACACAAAGGGCAGACTTCAATGTTTGCCCTTATATTTTTGAAAGAGAGGAAAATATTATGTCAGAATTTACAGCCAATGCTTTACAGACTGTCCTGCAAGGAGAAGATGTCGCATTTACTGAGACACCGGTTTGCGGAACAAAATGTATCGTTCACAGACAGGGAAGCGGAGTAGTTAAATTAAGAGGAATCACAAACCAGTGCAAAGCCAGATTTCTTGTATCTTATAGTGGAAATATCCAGATTCCAACCGGTGGAACGGTGGAAGCTATTTCTCTTGCAATCGCAATTGACGGAGAACCTTTACAGTCTACAAGAATGATCGTGACACCTGCGGCAGTAGAAAACATGTTCAATGTATCTGCACAGGTTTATGTAGATGTTCCTTGTGGATGTTGCAGCACAATAGCGGTTCAGAATACATCTGGACAGACTATCGAGGTACAGAACAGTAATTTAATCGTAGTAAGGGAGGCTTAGTATATGCATATTGAAAGAATTCATAAAATGCTTGAATGCCTTGCTGAAAAATCCTTATGTGAGATTGAAAAAGGGATTGAGAATGTCAACACAGAAGAAATGGGAGAAGTGATCGACATGATAAAGGATCTGTCAGAAGCAGAGTATTATGCCACAATTACTAAGGCAATGAACGAAGCGGACGAAGCAGATATCATGGAGAAGCTTTTAGAGTATGGGGATGACCGAAGATATTATGATCAGTATCGTTATGCTAATGGAAGATTTGCACCGAAAGGCAGAGGAAAACGAAGAGGATATGATGAACCCCCATATTATCACATGTACCCGGATGATTACGAAGATGCAGAGCACATGAGAGACATGGATAAGAAAGACCTGAAAAGGATGTATACAGATACCGGAATGATGGGAGACAGATCATATCCGAGGGATTCCAGAGAGGGAAAAGCCGGTATTTCCAGACGTACTTATATGGAAACCAGAGAAAACCATCATGGCAATTCAGAAGAAGATAAAAAAGAGCGTGCAAAAGCAAGAAAAGATTACTTGCGAGATATGCAGATGGATATTACTGAAATGACATCAGATGCAGCCCCGGAAGAAAAGCAGATGTGGAGAAATGAATTACAGATGATGTTACAGAAAATCTAAGAGGTGAGCGCAGTGTTTAAAATCAATGATGTTGAATGGAATATTTTATATGTAAATCCTAATAGTGAATGCTTGATGCGTTCAGATGGAACAATTACACTTGGTGTTACAGATTGGAACACACGAAAGGTTTATTTGTCAAATTCATTAAGCGGAAGTCTGTTAGAGCGAGTTCTATCTCATGAGTTGGTACACTGCGCTTCGTTTTCATATGACTGCCAAATTCCAATAGATGTAGAGGAAATCGTAGCGGATTTTCTGTCTCTTTATGGAAAAGAAGTCGTTGGTATAGCAGATGATATTTTGAATGGGGTAATTGAAAATGGATGTTATAAAGCAGTATGAGGACTATATAGGGCTTAAAAAAGAATACATTAAAAATCCTACATTGGAAAATAAAAATGCAATGATAGCCAAATTAGAAGAGTACGGAAAGTATATATACGACCAGTGCAACAGATTAAGAAAGGATTGCATTGTGGAAGAAGAAAAAGAAGTACTTAGAAGGTATTTCGGTGGGAAATAGCAAAAAGGGGTGGAGAAATCTGCCCTTTTTAAAATGGTACAAAAAGTTGTTTAAAATAGGTTAAAATATATATTGAAAAGAATATTAAAAGTACCGGACAGAAAAATGGATTCTGTTCGCTAACCTAGAATAGTTATGGGATGATGCATGGCACGTCCTATTTTGGGCGTGCTTTTTTATTTTTGGGAATTAATTCAGTGGAAGAAGACACGGCGTATATCCGGGTTGTCGAGGGTTCGATTCCTTCATTCCCAATTGCCAGCTATGGAGTAAATAGCAACTCATTCGTGCCGGACTGACCGGAGTAACAACTTGGAAAGAAAGAGGTAGAAACATGGTAAACGTAGTAAATGAATTAAAGAAACTCGGAATTGAAGTTTCAGACGAACAGAAAGAATCTCTTAAAAAGAGTATGGGTGAAGAGCTGTATTCCAAGAAAGAAATGGAAGACAAGGTTAATAAGGCCTCATCAGAATCTGAACAGTGGAAAACCCGAGCAGAATCAGCAGAGAAGATGCTTGAGGGATTGGATGGAAAAAGCCCGGAAGACATTTTAAAAGAGCGTGATGACTGGAAGAGACAGGCGGAGGATTCCAAAAAAGATTACGAAGCCAAAATCGCAGAGCATGAGAAGGATGAACTTTTGAAAGAAGCATTTGCGGAAATCGAGTTTACTTCTGAATCTGCAAAGAAAGCCATTATGGAAGACATTTCCGAAAGCGTAAGCGTGAAAAATGGAAAGCTGATAGGGTTCAGTGATCTTATTGAGGAAGCTAAAAAGACAGATGCAAATGCATTTGTAAATAAGCAGAATCCAAAGGCGTATTTTACAAAACCGAATGAAAACAATTCCGGTGGTGATAAGCCTACAACAAGAGAGAGCATTTTATCTATCAAAGATAGATCAGAACGTCAGAAAGCAATTGCCGAAAACATTTCTTTATTCCAACAGTAAAGGAGTTTTATATGAACAAAAACAGATTAACGATGAACACAAATTTGCAGTTCTTTGCAGCAAACGAAGGACTGATTAAAACAGGAGACATTGATGTAACGGCAAGGGAAATTGATTTTGTTACATCTTTTGAAAGAAACTGGGAAGCTTTAAGAGAAATCCTTGGAATTTCAAGAGCAATTAGAAAACAGCCAGGAACTGTTCTTAAAAGCAAATATGTAGAAGGAACGTTGGCGAGTGAAACTGTAGCAGAAGGTGATGTGATTCCAAGAACACATTACACGGTAAAAGAGAAACCTTATTCAGAGATTACTCTTGGAAAATATGCAAAAGAAGTTTCGATCGAAGCTATCGAGGATCATGGATATGAAGTAGCTTGTGAAATGACAGACGAAGAGTTCCAGACAGACCTGCAGGATGGAATTACAACAAAATTCTACAACTATCTGAAAACTGGTACACTTACAAACACTGCAAAAACATTTCAGATGGCGGTAGCTAAATCTATTGGATCTGTCAAGAATAAATTCAAGTCAATGCACAGAACTGCTACAGGAGTTGCAGTTTTTGTAAATATTATGGATTTCTATGATTATCTTGGAGATTCAAACATTACTTTGCAGACAGCCTTCGGACTTAACTATATCAAGGGATTCCTCGGAGCAGACGTTATGTTCCTTTGCTCTGACAACGAAATCCCAGCTGGAAAAATTCTGGCAACAGCTGTAAACAACATTGTTGCTTATTATGTAGATCCATCTGACGCAGATTTTAAGAAGGCCGGTCTTTCTTACACAGTCAGCGGAGAAACAAACCTTATCGGATTTAAGGTAAAAGGCGATTACGATTGCGCAACCAGCGTAACTTATGCAATGTTAGGATTTGTACTTTTCGCAGAGTACATTGACGCAGTAGCTAACGTTTCAATCACACCGGGGGAATAAATCCCACTACACAGGCGGTAAATGCTAGTGGGGAACTCACGGAAGAATACTTAAATTCTCTTACAGTTGCAGAAATTAAAGCACTGGCAGAGAGTAAAGGGTATTCACTGACCGCAACAAAGAAAGCTGATATTATCAGCGAAATCTTATCACAGCAATAAGGAGTGTGGAGCAATGTCATATGTAGATTTTGAATATTACCAAACTAAATATGGTGGAAGTTTGTTCGAAAACGAAAAAGACTTTGCTCCATATGAAAGAAAAGCAGAAAGAAAAATCAATGCGATCACATCAAACAGGATTTTGTTTTATCCTCAGCCAGAATCAGAAGATGTGTGGTGGGATAACATCAAAGATTGCACCTGCGAAATAGCTGAATTGCTAAAGAATGTATCTGAGTACTCTGCGGCAGTTAATAACTTTGGTGTTATTGCAAATACTGACGGAACTGTAAAAGGGAAAATGATTAAGAGCATGACTTCTGGAAGTGAATCAGTATCTTATGATGCCGGAGCATCTTCTTCGACATTGGTAGAGCTTGCAAAATCAGAAATGGCACTTAATAGTAAGTGCTACGATATTGCATCAAATTACCTAACCGGAATGGTTGATTCAAGGCATGAAAACCTTTTGTACATGGGAGTTTAGCTTATGGGAATCGGATATAAAGATGCTGTGGTTTTATATAACAGGCATTACAACGACACTTTAGAAGCTGAATATTATTTCGGTACTCTATTTGAAAATGTAAGAATCGAGCTTACACAGGCAGAGAACATAAGCAAATCTGGAATGAAAGATGCAGATAGTTTTCTTGTAAAAATCCCGAACAATGGCACATTGAATTATGCTAATCCGCCAGACTGGGAAAACATGAGCGAAGAAGAAAAGCTAAAGCATTTCACTTTAAGAAGTAATGATTTTGACTTCGTAGTGATTGCAAAAAAAGATGAACTTCTCATTGATAGGGAATTGCCGGTTGGATTAATTAATTCAGACGATTATCCGGGTAAATTCTTCCAGTACATGGTAAATGAAAAAGGGAATTGCTACAAAGTGAATACTATCGGTGTTTACAGCCTTATACCAAGGTTTGAGATTGGAGGTAAATGATTTGGATGAAAAGCCAAAAATAATGCTTGTATCAGATGCAGAGACGGCGCAAAGAGCTATTCTTGATATGATAAATAGTTATCCAAATTTTCCGCCCGGTTTCAAACCATCAAATTCAACAATCTTATGGAACAGCGTAAAAGATACTCAGTCTATTGGAGTTTTTCCGGCGCAGGATCCTGTTTATTTGAAAAAATATGTCAGCGGTTCTTATGTCGGACAAATGACGTTCCAGATCGTATACAAAAGCAATCCAACAACAAACAAGGATAATATTGCAGCAAGCAATCTGCTTGAAAATATTGCAAAGTTCCTTGAAAGTGGAGAATTTACATTAAAAGATAAAAATTTTGTTGTAGAACAAATCAACCGCACATCAGATGTATTTTGCGGTACAGCAGATGGGAAAACAACAGAATTAGCAATTAATATGCAGCTTAAATATTTTTATAAAAAATAGGAGGAATACTCATGGCAAAAGACAGAACTAACATGGTCTCACTTTTGGATATTGGAAGCCTTATGGGTGGGTCAACTGAAAAGCTTGCTGAAATGGGTGACGGTTTCACAGAGCTTTCTGAAGACTGGGGACCTAACACAGAAAGCACACAGTACGTAAACATGAAAAATGCAAGCAACTCTGTAAAAGGGTATGCATTTTCAATGTCTCCAGAAAGAGAACATTTGTCAGATGAAATGCAGACAGTGTTTAATGATGTTTTTAAAAAACTTCCAACAGGAGATCAGTGCGAGACATATTATTATCGCTTCTTTAAAGCTGATATTACAAGCGGATCCGGAGATTGTATCCGTGTCCCAGTAACTGTATGTGCATCAAGCACTGGTGGAGCAGGTGGTGATATTTTAAAGTCTACAGTCCAGATTAATGGAAATGGAGATGTAGAACTTGGAACAATCACTATTGCTGGTGATGGATCGTTCACATGGGCACCTAAAGTAAGTGCTTTGGCTTTGGATGAAGATTACCCAATTGCATAGGTGTTAATTAAAAATTAGCATATGTGGGATGCCTGCCTTTCCTTGGTGTCCCACATTAGGAAAGGATGTTAAAAATGGAAGAAATTAAATTAAGCAGTGGCATAAAAAAAATTGCAATAAAAGACGAAGACGGAGATCTTATTACAGTTATAACAGTAGATACAGCGAATGCAGACACAGCTAAGAAGTTTGCAGGTGTAATTGATAAATTAAATAATATATCTCAGAACTGTGAAAAAGAAGCCGCCGAATGGAGAAATAACCACAAAGACGATATGAATGTGGATGATATGAATGTGGATGCAGCATTAGAACTGAACAGCATTCGTGTAAAATATCTTAAGCAGATTACGGAAAGTATAGATGGGTTGTTTGGCGAAGATGCCATGAAACAGATTTACGGAGATATTGTCCCGGATGAACTTGCAATCGTGGAGTTTGTAGAGCAGGTTATCCCTGTTATGAATAAGCTTTTCAATAAACGTTTTGAACAGGTGCAGAACAGATACAATGTAAGAAGACGTGGGGCAAAATAATGAACAATGTCATGCTGGACAATTTGCCTACTGAATGGAACGGATACAAAGTAAATACCGATTTCCGCATAGGTATGCAGATTTATATTTTGCAATATGACAAAGAAATGAATGAGTACGAGAAAACAACTTCTATTCTTTATCTTATGTTCTCTGATGAATACGGAGAACTTAGAGACCATCCACAGCACCATGAGTTAAATGAATGTATTTCTTGGTATTTAAACGGATGGTATCACGACAATACCGGCAGTAGCAAAAATACAAAGCGTTTTATTGACTATGATGTAGATCAATGGAGAATATATGCAGATTTTTTGCAGATATACGGTATTGATTTGTCCGTAGCAGATATGCACTGGTGGAAATTTAATGGCTTGATCTGGAATATGCCAAGAAGATTATCTTCTCTCATGGAGGTAATTGAGATTCGACAGAAGAAGATTGAAAAGAACATGAGTTCCAAGGAAAAAGATGCAATCAGAAACGCACAAAATATGTATGCTTTGGAACAGTCAGAAAAAGAGTATACCAGCGAAGAAAAAGAAAAGATAGACGATTACGATCGCATGATGGAAGAAATAAGAAAGCAGAAAGAAACAGAACAGGAAGCATTGAAACAGTTTAAGAAATGAGGGTTTTAGCATGGCTGAATATGATGGCGAAATCAGAATAAAAACGTTGATTGAAAATGGAGAAGCATCAAGTAAGCTCATGCAGATGGAATCACAGTTTCAGAAGCTTGCACGTGAAGCTAACAATGTATCTGAAAAAATGAGAGAGCTTGCAAAAGCAAAAATCCCAACCGAAGAATATAAGAACTTAGGAAAACAGTTTGATAGTTTAGTATCAAAAGGTCAGAACCTTTCAGAAAAACTGAAAGAAACAGAAAAATATACGCCATCAAAGCAGTATAAAGAAGCAACAAAGCAATTGGAAGAATTGCGATCCAAGTTGTCGCAATTGCAAAACAGGCAGGAAAAATTCCTTGCTACCGGAGGAAACAAAAAGAGCCGGACATACAAAGCAATGCAATATGATGTAGAAGATTTATCTAAATCGATTGCGTACGTTCGCGGCGAAATAAAAGACATGGAGCAAACAGGATCGGATAAAACGCTTTCCTCAAAATGGGTAGACCTCAAGAACAAAATGGCAGAAACGGGGAAAGAAGCTGCAAACGTCAAGGCACAGATGAGGGAACTCGAAAGTTCCGGAAAAGCATATTCCGACCCTACAAAAACCGAAGAATACAAAAAACTTTCTGACAAGCTTGCTAGCATCACAGATCAGCAAAACGTATTAAATCAGAAGATGAGAGAAACCGTTGTCAATGAGAAATCTATTGGTGCTGGTGCGAAAGACATTGAAAAAGTAGGAAAATCAGCAAAAAAATCATCTGGCTTAATATCTGACATGGCGAAACGAATAAAGCAGACCGTAATTAGTTTTGCAATATTCGGTGTGGTTATGCAAGTATCTCAGACCATATCCAAGGCATTTACAGAAGGTATACAGAACATGGCGAAGTATTCTTCTGAATTTAATGGAAAAATGTCTGAAATGGCAAGTGCATCGGCTACATTGAAAAATTCTATTGGAGCATTGACAGCACCTATCATATCTGCATTGACACCAGCAATCGTAACCTTATGCACATGGCTTACAAATGCCATTAATGCTATGAATAGATTTATTGCAGCTATAAGCGGAAAAAGCACTTGGACAAAGGCAAAGAAGCAGCAGGTAGACTATGCGGCATCTCTTGATAAAACAGCCGGTTCTGCCAAAAAAGCAGCTGGAGCATTGGCGGCTTTTGATGACTTGAATGTATTGCAGAAAAATGATTCTGGAAGCGGTAGTGGTGGCTCATCTGGAGCATCTGGTAGCGGCTATGAAGAAGTACCATTAACCCAAAAGGATTTTGAGTGGGTAAAAAATGTAAAAAAATTATTTGAAGCAATACTTCCAATTGTCTTAGCGATTGCAGCTGCTTTATTGACATGGAAAATTGCTAGTTTTCTGACAGATTTATTGGCAATGAGTTCAATTCTTGGAACAATTGTTTCATGGCTTGTTGTTATTGCAGGATTTGCATTGACTATATATAGCCTGTTCGACATGTGGAAGAATGGTGTTGATTGGGAGAATTTAATAGGCTATATCGTTGGTACTTCTCTTGCAGTCGGTGGATTATATGCTTTATTTGGCCCGATGGTAGCCGGTATTGCTCTGATAGTCATTTCTATTGCAGGATTAATAACTGCACTTAATGACATAAGAGAAAACGGATTAAATGCACAAAATACGTGCTTATTATTAGTTTCTGCTTTTGGCTTGGTAGTCGGAACGTTTATGGCATTTGGAGCAGTTGCAGCCAGTGTAGTTGCTGGAATCCTTTTAATATCAGCAGGAATTGCGGATTTGATAAATAATGGAGTAAATCTAAAAAATGGAATATTAATTGTTTCTGGTGTTTTTCTTGCATTGGTAGGTATCGTTGGTGCAGTAGTTGCAGCTATAGCAGCATTGATAGCAGGTTTAGTGCTTATAATAGCAGCGGATTGGGAAAATTTTAAACAAACCGTATGGGAACCCATAAAAGAATGGGGAATGACAATGCTTGCAAACTTCACACAGATCGGTGAAGGAGTAAAAAATATATTTTCCGGCATCACCACATTTTTAAAAGGTGTCTTCACAGGTGACTGGAAGATGGCGTGGAATGGCATAAAAAAATTTTTTATTGGTGTTTGGGATGTTATAGTGGGAAGTTTGAAAGCATCGGTCAATCTACTGATAGGCGCTCTAAACACTGTATACAATGCTATATGCGGTGTTATAAATGCTTCCATAGAAGCAATTAACAAAATTAGTTTTACTGTTCCTGATTGGGTACCTGTATTAGGAGGAAAACAATTCGGAGGATTTAATTTACAAAAAATCCAACCTATTAACATACCTTATTTAGCTAACGGAGGAATAACAACCGGAGCAACAATCGCAAAAATCGGAGAAGCCGGAAGAGAAGCTGTCCTGCCACTTGAAAATAATACAGGCTGGATGGACGACCTTGCATCGAAGCTTGCAAGCAAAATGCCGGACTACAGCGGTGCAAAGACAGTAGTACTGGCGGTGGATGGTAAAGAGTTCGCAAGAATCAATCTGCCATATTTGCAGGATGAAGAAATAAGACTTGGGATAGCGGAGGGATAAGATGAAACATAAGTACACGCAAGGACTTATCATTGATGGAATTACATATAATATCCCTCTGGTGTCTATCCAGAGGACACTGGACTTTCTGGAAAAGTATGCAGAGAGGACAGAGGACGGCGACATTAAAATCGAGAGCATCGGACTGTATAAGAATTATACAATTTCCATCGGAACAATCGATGATGCAGAAATGTATGACAGGCTGATAGATCATATCACGGATTGCGATAACAGATTCCATCATGTATCTTTACCGGATGCAAGCAAGCAGTTTGATTTCTATGGGTATTTTTCATCAATTAAAGATGAAGTAGAAAAGGTATTTGACAACGGAGCGAAATATAAAGGCTTGTCTTGGAAAATGACGAGTAAAAAACCATTTAAGACACCGTAAGGGGGCATTTATGAGAACATATTGCAGGGCAGAAATGAAATTTATAGATGTTACCGCACTTGCGGATGCTTCGGTCACGACAGATGATAACCAGGGCATAGGTTCAATAGAGTTATTTGCAGAACAGACGGAACAGAAAAGTTATGGGACTTTTGAACTGAACCAATTTGTGCTAGATGGAAGTAAAAGCGTATTGACGGAAAATCCGAAAGACATTGCATTTTGGAATGATGCGTTATCGAAGGAAGATTGTACTTTTGAAACAGATCCTAAGATTACAGTCACGTTCCAAGAGCAGCATACATCCGCAGCGATCACACTTTATTTTGAAGATGAGCCACCAGCAGAGCTGAAAATCACATGGTATACAATCGCCGGTACAAAATTAATCACAGAGACATTTTACCCGGACAGCCTTATTTATGTTTGCAATAATCAGGTGCAGAATTATGGAAAAATCGAGATTGAATTTGTAAGAACAAGCTTTCCACAGAGATATATTAAGCTTCAGTACATTTTATACGGAAAATATATCGTGTGGGATAAGGATATGATCCAGACAGCCAAGGTGCAGGAGGACATAGATGTGACATCGGCAGCCTTGTCTATCAACGAAGCGGATATTTCAATTGTTGATATAAATAATGATTTTGATGCAGAAAACAAAAACGGAGCATGGAAGAGTGTTCAGAAAACGCAGGAAGTTACATTGTCAGAGTCTAAGAACGGAAACATGATCCCTATGGGTGCGTTTTTCATTGACGCCTTTTCCTTTGCAAAGAATATCTCAAAATTTAAGCTGATAGATACAATCGGTTTGCTGGATAAATACATATTTTATGACGGACAGGTATATAACAATGTCCGTGCAGAAGTACTGCTGATTGCGATATTTGCCACTGCCGGTATCAAAAAATATACGATTGATGAAGAAGTCGGCAACATACTTTTAAGCGGCTATTTAGCCATTCAGACGTGCCGTAAGGCATTACAACAGGTATGCTTTGCGTGTGGTGCGGTTGCGGATGACAGCCGGAGCGATACCATCAAGGTTTATAAGCCAGACAGATATGTGAAATCCACTGTCGGAACGGATCGCAAATTTAATGGAAATACGAAAGTATCTCTTGAAAAATATATCTCTGGTGTGAATATTGAGATGAAAAACTATGCATTGGAAGAAAAGACATCTGATATTTATAAGAAAACATTGCCGGCCGGAGATACGAAGATCACTTTTTCGAGCCCATATCTGCCATCATCCATCACAGCAAGTGCCGGCACGTTGAAAGAAGTAAAAACGAATTATCTCATTATTAATATGCCGACTGCCGGACAGTGCCAGATTACAGGTATTAAATATGCAAACACGACTTTTTCCTACGAAAAGAGTGTAGATAAAATCGAAGCTGGGGAAACAGAAAATATAAAGAAATACAGTGGATGTACCATTTATAATGCTGATATATTACCCGATATCGCCGCATATCTTTTGGATTATCATGCCTTGAGAAAAAAAGTGGGGATGAAGTACCTGGTTGACTTAGAGCAGGTAGGAAATTGGGCGAATATAAATTCCATCGGTGGCAAGACATCTACAACATTGATTGAAAGCCAGACGCTTGATTTGACAGGTGGATTTATCGCAACGGCAACGTGCCGAGGATATTCAGTAGTTGTTACGGAAAATTACTTTGCTGGAGTTGAATTATATACGGGAGGAGATGTGCTGATCTGATGAATTACAATCCAATTAATCCTTATTACGACGAACTCAGAAAAGAAAATCTGAAGCTCGCAAAGGAAAATGAAGCTTTAAAAGAAGAAAATGAACGTCTGAAAAGTGAGGTGGTTGCTTATGCTGGTGTGGATGCAGACAGTGACGGACCGGTCACAGAGTGATGTTGATCGTGTGTTGGAGTTACTGCAGAAGGGATGGGAAAGATTTAGCGCAGACGAAAAAACAGAATGGCTTGCCGGGATGAAAGGCGCACTGAACCGGTCGGATATGGAAAGAATCCAGAACAACACGCAGCTGCTTTCTGATGTGCTTGAACTTAATCTTGCAGTTGCAGACGTACCAGAACACCCAAATGAGACATTTCTTACAGCAGTGCTGCATAACACGGAGATTATAAGAAATGCATATATGATTCATTCTGACACGCCACAGACACCGAGTATGCCAGTCAACACATATCAGAAAATGAATGATATAGAGAAAATACTAGATGATGTGTACGGTATTTTACTTAACAATTTCAATTATTACTGTGGATCAGAGATATATGCCGGAGATGATACCGGACTATTATTATAATTATAGGAAGAGAGGACATATTATGGGATTTACAAAGAAAACATGGAAAAATCGAATTGCAGAGTACATCAACCGACGACTGCTTACGAATGAAGATGGAAGCACAGAGCTTGTGACAGTTGCAAGGGATGAGGGAACAATCTCACAGGAAGGTGATGCTTTTAATGCTGCCAATATGAATGATCTGGAGGATAGAATCGAAGCAGGCTTTACGGAGATAAACCAGAGTTTACAAGACCAAGGTTGGAAACAAGTTGGATATGCTACGAAAGGTGACGCTGTCACACTTCCGGTTGATTTCAAAGAGTTGCTATTAATATTAAATGCGCCAGATAGCACAAGCTATTCATTCATTTATCCTAAAGCACTGGTTGATGCTTTTACTCTATATCCTACAAGTGGCGGTTATATGAATGGTGCGACATATTTGGTAAATATTAAACTTAACAAAACAACTGCCATGATAGATAGGGTTAATGTTAACGGACAAAATTTCACCAATAACTCTAGTCTATATGTATTTTGCAAATAGTATTTAGCTATATGATTAACGCCACTAAGAAACTGAAATAGGTAAACTCTGGTTATGCGAAGTAAAATGGGACAAATGGTAGAACGAATAGATATATAATATTTTATATACAAAAGAAAGGAATATGATCCAATGGAGATGTTAAAAGAAACGTACACGATTGCTTTGCCTATCGTTCTGACAGCATTTATGGGATACATAGTGTGGTTGCTGAAACGTCAGAAGAATGACAGGGATGCAAATAGTCGGGGAACAATGTTGCTGCTTCGTGTGCAGTTGATCGAGTACCATGATAAGTACATGAAACTGGGAGAGATACCATCCTATGCGTATCAGAATTTTCAAGAGATGTACGAGGCGTACCACGAACTTGGCGGCAATGGCATGGTGACAAAAATGAAAAATGAGATTGAAGAGCTTCATCTGAAGCAGAAAGAGAGGATTTAAACATGACAGATTTAGGATTTTTAACAGAATTTATGGTGCCGGTGATCGTAGGCATTTGCCTTTGTGTAGGGTATGTCGTAAAGAAGTGGATTAAGGATGTGGATAACAAGTATATCCCGACCATTTGTGCGGTATTAGGTGTGCTTTTAGCCATTTGGATTAATGGATGGACAATCACAGCATCTATCTTATTAAGTGGCTTATTCAGCGGTTTAGCAAGCACAGGACTGCACCAGTTATTTAAGCAGTATATTGAAAAGAAGGAGGAATAAAAGAATGGTTATTAACGTACATGCCGGACACAACCCGGACGGAAAAGTAGCGTGCGGAGCTATCGGAATCATCCGGGAATCAACAGAAGCAAGAAATGTTAAAAATGAGGTTATCAGACAGTTAAAAGGTCTTGGGCATACCGTGTATGACTGTACGGTTGACAATGGCACAAGTGCAAATAATGTGCTTTGCAACATCGTAGGTAAATGCAATTCTCATGCGGCTGATCTTGATGTATCTATCCACTTTAATGCAGGTGCGAAGGATATGTCTGGAAACGGACGGACAACAGGTGTAGAAGCATATATTTATAGTGATAATAGCAAAGCAAAACCATTTGCAGAGAAAATTGTGAAAGCAATTGCAGCACTTGGATTTAAAAATCGTGGTGTGAAGATTAACAAAAAGCTTTACGTGCTCAATCACACAAAAGCACCTGCGATGCTGATTGAATGTTGCTTCGTGGATGATAAAGACGATGTAGCACTGTATGACTTTAAGAGCATGGCAAGTGCGATTGTTTACGGAATTACAGGACAGCAGTACATTGAACCATCCAATAACACATCTGATGATGATGCTGCAACTTCTGGATCAGAGACAAGCGTAGGTGATAAAGATTCTATTTATCGTGTACAGGTCGGAGCGTATCGCAACAAAGCAAATGCAGTTACCTTGCAGGAAAAATTGAAATCGGCAGGATTTGACGCTGCGATTGTAAAAGCGTAAAATAAAGGGCGGTTAGAATTTCTAATCGCCCTTTTTAATAGACTTGTACTAATTGATGTTAACCTTTAGGAAATAGTTATTTAGTACAAGTCCTAGATATAAAATATAAAGCCAGTAATTTCAAAGGCTTCATTCAAAT